AATGTAATACAAAATGCACAACGGGTAAATAATTTTAGATCTGGAGGTAGACGAGTGTTATATAATAAAGCATATACGAAAAAATAATTAAACCAGATAAACCGGACTAATTTTAAATAATTTTGTAAAGATTAATTTTATAGACAATGAGTGACGCACAAGAAAAAATTGCATTAGACGACATATCTTTTGATGATATGTTTGATGGTGTGTCAATGGACTCAGAGACCAATACTGAGGAAGTTGTAGAAGAACCAACAAATGAGACCCCTGAAGCTGCAGAGCTAGACGAAGACGCAGCCCTTATGTCAGAAGAACCTGAAGGAGAGGTAGAAGAAGAAGATGACGAGGAGCTAGAAGACGAGCTAGATGAAGTAGAGGAGAAGGAGAATGTTACAGAAGAAGCCGAAGAAGATGGCACACTTGTAGGAGAAATTCTATCTAAGTTAGGATACGAAGTAGAAGACGAATACGAGGATACCACTGAGGGCTTATTACAGTTAACTCAAGATATGAGTTCTAAGATGGCAGAAGATCAATTAGATAATCTGTTTGAAAAGTTCCCACTGGTTAAAAACCATCTTGAGTACGTTCTTAACGGAGGTGACTCGCAAGAGTTTATGCAGGCATACGATCCTAACTTGGACTATGACCAGATTGAACTTGATGAAGACGATGTTAGAAGCCAAAAAGGAATCTTAGCGGATTACTTTGCTGCAAAAGGCCACGACAACGAATTTATTGAGGAGATGCTAGATGATTATGAGGATACAGGTAAACTGTTCCAAAAATCAGAAGCCGCTAGAAAAGCTCTAGCTAAATCACAAGTTGCGCAAAGACAACAGTTGTTAGAGCAGCAAAAACAACAGCGAGCCCAACAAGAAGAAGAACAGACACAATTTTGGAACGGTGTTTATGAAACAATTAGTAATACAGACGAGTTTGCAGGTATTACAGTTCCTAAAAAAGATAAGGCTAAGTTCTTTGATTATGTATCGAAGCCAGTAACTAAGGAAGGGTTTACACAACGTGACCTAGATCATAGAGAGGCGCAGATGGATGTAAAGCTAGCGATTGACTACTTGATGTACAAGGGTTTTAATCTAGACAAAATCATCAATACAAAAGCAAAGACAAAAGCAACAACATCATTGAGAGATAGAATCTCTAAGAATGAAGAAAGAGTTAAGAGTGCAAGAAAGGCCTCTAGACGACCATCTTCAGCTATTGACTTAGATGCTCTAGATCTTGATATATGATAAATGGCAATTTTAAAATGCGCTAACTTTAATAATTAGATAAAAAAATGGCAATTAACGGAACAAACATTTCTGTGCAGAAAACGTTTTACAACGACTCACAGATGACAGACATGAACAGTCTGGCAAATGCTTTGCTCTCGAAACCATCTGAGTTATCTCCAATCATCACTCACCTAGCAGGTAAAGATGACAAGCGTTTCCCATTATCTTTCTTAACAGAAGGTGTAGGTAACGTACAGTCTATCGACCGTCTTGAGTATGAATATCGTGTGGCAACACATCGTTTGAGAACTCGTCCAGTTTCAGGAGCACCTAGCAGCACTTCTAACTTAGGTCTTGGTGGCTCTTCTTTCGAGATTGAGTTTCCTGACAAACACTTTGTATTCCCTTACGTACTTGTATCTCAATCAGGTGCGCAGGCTCGTATCATGAAAGAACCACAGCAAGTAGCTGGTAATACAGGCTGGAAATACACTCTCCAGATTGTAAATCCTTCTAGCACTGCTACTGTACCTGCAGCTGACGTTGCAGTTGGTGCATTGTGGGCTCAGATGTTTGCCCCTGTAGGGACAGACTTCTCTCGTGGTAACGCATCTAACTGGGAATCTCCAGGTTTGGTACGTAACAAATTAACTACAGTACGTAAGTCTTACCACATGTCTGGTAACGCTAAAGAATTTGTAGCTGAGTTTGCTCTACCAACAAAAGGTGGTTCTACAACTAAGTTGTGGATGGACTACGAAGAGTACTTACACATGTTAGACTTCAAAGAAGAATGTGAAATGTACTACTGGTACGGAGAGAAAACTTACGACAACAACGGTCACACTTTCATGAAAGATGAAAATGGTCAGCCTGTAATCGTAGGTCCTGGTTTGTTCCAGCAGATTGTAAATAAAGACACTTACTCTACTATGACAGAGTCTAAGCTTAAAAACATCATCGGTGACTTATTCTACGGAATGACTGATGCTGCTCAAAAGCAAATTACTCTGTACACTGGTACGGGTGGTGCACGAGAGTTTGATGAAGCTCTTAAATCTCACTTCTCAAGCAATACCTTCAAGGTAGGTGGTGAGAACCGATTCATCACAGGTAGCGGACGTAACTTAGGATTAACTGGTTACTTCACTACTTATGAGCACGTAGATGGACACGTAGTAAACGTGGTTAAACTACCTATTTTTGACCATGGTGCTGTTGCCCAGGCTCGTGCTAAACATCCTGTTACAGGTTACTCACTTGAGTCTTACCGTATGGTGTTTGTTGATCAGTCTAACTACGACGGTCAGAACAACTTACAAATGATCTCTAAGAAAGGTCGTGAGATGATGCGTTGGTGTGTAGCTGGTTCAGTTGTTCCAAAAGGATTCGAATCGACTTCTGCAAGAGCATCTGATGTAGACGGGGCAAGCGTACACATGTTGAAGACGGCTGGTCTAGCGCTTAAGCGTTTTGACACGTCATTAGACATTGAGTGTGTCGCTTCTTAATAAAGGCGTGTAACGCGGTCTATATATTGGTTTGGTTGAGGTTGTGGGGAGCTTTGCTCCTCACATCCTTACTTTAAAATATAGGAGAGTTATTCTTTCCACCCTATAACAATTAAAACTAAAAAGAACTGAATTATGAGTAAAAAAGTATTTATTAGGAGAAAGGACATTGATGGTCACTTACCTAAGCAAGTACGAGCTGAGGCAACTATGAAACTCAGTAGTATCTATGTAAATAGACAACCTTTGCACGGTTTTAGTGCTGAGGATAACAAGAAGTATCTGGATGGTATTTTAGATGTGACGCCAGAACATGTTGACTGGCCAAAGCATGTAAAAAATTTCTACGCAGATCTTACTATTCCTGTAGGATTTACAGGAGTTGAACTAGAGGTAGGTTTAGATGGTAATAATAACCCAATAAACATAATGGATTACATTAAGTACAATTTTGCACTTAAACATCCACATGTAGCACTGACCAAAGAGGAAATGGATGGCAACTTTAACAAGCGATTCTATATCCAAGATCTAGGAAGAGAGGATAAGGTTAAGAACAATGAGATCAAACTTAAGAAAGATGCAGACAAAGCGTTTATCAAACTTTCTTCTAGTTTACTAAACATGAAGCGTGTATTACGTTTGATGGCAAATAGCAATCCTGATAGAATGACAGAGGAGCAAGTAGAAAACTCACTATACGAGTTGAAAAACAAAAACCCAAAGAAATTCTTACGTATTGCTACTGACAAGAACTTAGAACTAAAAGCAGAAATTGATGAAATGGTATCTGCAGGAGTTCTTAGAAAAATTGGAAACCAAGTTATCTTTATTGACGAGGTCTTAGGAGAAACAGTTGATGATACAGTTGTTTATCTAAAAGACAAGAAAAATTCAGGTAAGTTGACAGTACTAAGAGCCAAACTGCAAGAGTTGGCATTGACTTAATATGAATGTAACTGAAATGCATATCGCTGTACAGCAAGGAGTGGATAAGATTAATTCACTCCAGGCTGACAGCTTGCTATCCGAAGAGATAGACCTAGAGTTAAACAAAAGCGTATTTAGATTTATAAATACTAAATATGGTAGAAACAACATCTACCGTAAAGGTTTTGAAGAATCACAAAAACGTATTGACGACTTACGAACACTTGTACGAGAGTACGAAGCAGGTGTATCTTTTAAAGAAAGGTTACAAACTAAAATATTTGTAGACACATTTAGGTTACCGGCTGACTATATGTATCTAGTAAATCAAGTATCTAGGGTGTACATTAACAAGTGTGCTCCTATAGATTATCAGCTAGTAAATCTACCAGACATATCTTATTTTGTATTAAACTTTGACACTTTTATACTTAATAATGAGGATGGTAATTCTACTGCATTTATAAACGGTATAGAAATGCGGTTAGATGGTGCAGCAAATGTTGCTACAATATGGGCACCGTCAGATAACCTAATATCCTCAGGATGGGTGCCTACATCGTATCCTTCAAACATAGAAGCTGTTAGACAAGACATACTAAACAATGCAGGACCAGGTTTTAAAATTTACTGGGAAGAGTTTGAAACTTTGTATGAGCCAGGAAGTTTTATTGTAGCCGTAGATACAGAGTTCCACCCTTGGTTTAACTGGGACAACTCTATAGGAGCTGTTTCTTCTGCTCATGGTTTACCATATGTTGGTAGTGATGATATACAAGAACCAACACCACAAGCTGGGCGTATATTAGACGCTAGCTACTCTGAAAAAAGAGAACCAATAGTTTTTACAGACCTACTTACACAAGGCAATAGGTTTTCACAACAGGATGATATTTTTGCATTACTCAATGATCCATTTAATACTACAAAGCATACGTCACCATTGACAACTATGCGTGGTAGATCCCTAGATGTGTACACGAGTGATATATTTATAATAGATTCTGTAAAAATAACCTATATAAGAAAGCCGAAAGAGATTTCCTTATCTTTGGGGGTAAACTGCGAACTACCTGAACACACTCATCAAGAGATCGTTGCGATGACGGTAAGCAGTATTTTGGAAGCCACTTCTGATCCTAGATACCAATCTTCGTTAGTAGAGGTTACAAAGAATGAATAGTTTTATTATTAATTTATAAATCGAGACATCATGTCAAGACATTTATTTGTAGGAGATGGCACTGCGTACAGCTCATCAAGTGGTTTAGTAGCTGCGGGTGCACTCTCTATTGAAAAATTAAGCGAAAATGGACCAACAGAATTAGTTGTTGGTGACACTATCGCTGATAGCGAACAAATTCGTATTGTTCAAGGTACATCTGGAAACAACCTCGTATCTCCATGGTTCTATGGTAGAAACGTAATCTCGTTTTCAGGTAAAGAATCTGCAGACCAAAGTGCTGCTACAGTAACTATTGATATTGCAGGAACTTCTAGCGCAAAAGGAGATTTAACTCTTAAGTTTGTACGAAAAGGCGGACCACGTCCAGAGTTTTTCCAGTTTAGCACTGAGATTGCTAACAGTCGTTCTGCTGCTAATGCTGCTGCAGATGTTGTAGCTGCTTACAATGCTTTAACTAACTTGCCAGATTGGTTAAGTCCAGCAAGTGTTTCTGTATCTAGCACTGATCAAGTTGTATTTTCAGGTATCCTACGAGGTGCTACTGCTCAAAGCGGTGACAGCTGGGATTACGAACCATCTAACTTTGAAATGCCTATAGACTCTGAGCTAGTACCTGCTGGTTTAACAGTTACTATTGCTGCTGAGTCTGGAGCTGATCCAGGTGTTGGTGAGGGTTCTGCAATTATTGCTTTAGAAGAATCACTACACGGTGTAAGCCACGGATTCTACGATCGTTTGAAAATGCCTAACAAGCCTGCAGTAAACGCAGTGGCTGGCACAGATTACGATATTTATGTTATTGCAGCTACAAAAGACGGCAGCACTATGTCTGCTATCCAAGGTGTAGATAATCTAATAGAAATTACTGTTGCTTTATCTGATGCTACAAGTGATGCAAACAGAGTTGCTTTTGAGTCTAAACTAAATGGTTACTTAGCATCTGCGGGGTTAGCTCCTGTTAGTTTATAATTATTAACTTTTAAATTTTAAGAAAACATGGCACACCCTAAATTGATGACAGCTCACGCTAGATACGACTTTGCAGTTGATGGCGGCGCTGTAAGTACGATTGTACCAAGCAATTCTGCAATTATCCCTGATAATGCAATTATTACAGATGTTTTTCATAGTACTACCACAGCTTTAACAAGCGATGGTTCAGCCACTCTAGCTCTTACAGCTGGTGGACTTACTTTGAATGCTGCAGTTGCTTTTGATAATGCGGACTACGCAGACGAAAGTGTAATCGCTAACGCAGTTAACGATAAGACTACATCTGCTACAGGTATTCAGTTTGTGATTGCAACAGCAGCTTTGACTGCTGGTGTAGTTGATGTTTACGTACAATATTACGTAGGCCCACAATCTGCTTAATGGCAAATTAATTTAAGACTACTAGGGGGCTTGTCCCCCTACTAGTCTTTTTTATTATATTAGACAAATGACTACACTAAACGTATCAAATACTGCAGACTGTAATAAAATTATTATTACTGTTGTTCCTACAGTTAACTCAGGACTTAAAGAAGTCCAAATAGCTAACGACGATTATTCTTTTAGATATTCTTTTACTGGAGACTCTACTAATACTAGAGTTATAACAGTTTCTGATTTTGCAGAGAACGACAGCAATGGTATTTTTGTAATTAATTACTACGAAGATGGTGATTTAAAACTTAGATCAGCTGCATTACTATCTTGTGACGTTTTATGTTGTTTGGCTGGTAAAATGAACGAGCTTTTAGCTTGTGACTGTGACTGTACAAAATGTGCAGACCAATTAGCAGAAGCTCAAAAAATATTTTTACTACTTAAAACTGCAGAAGCAGAGCTTGCAACTGCGGACTCAGCAGGAACTGTTCAGCAAATACAAGCTGTAATAGACAATGCTCAGAAAAAATATATAACTGCACTCGACATGTGTGGAGGACACTGCGGTTGTAACTGTTAATTATGGCAACTAGGCAAACATTTGTATCCTACAAGTATTTTAGAGATTCTGCAGGAATTAACTATGCAGTTCTAAACTCTCACAATTCCGATAAGATTGGATCTGTAAAGGTGGGAGACGATAGCAATCTTGTTATTTTAACAGAAAGGGTAGAAATTAAATTAGACGGTACGCAAGAAATTGTAATTGAGTACAAAGGCTTTGGTAACTTAGACATACTATTTGATTCTACTCTTCAAACTCAAGTTTACATAAAAGAAGTAGAGGCTGACCAATCTTTAAAACAAGACTTTGATTCACTTGTAAGGTCTTTTGTATTTGGGATTAATGAAGATTCAGATTTAGGATACACTTTCTCAGATTCTTTATTCTACGCAGAAGGCAGTCAATATAGAGATCTTTTTATATTTCCTACATCTAGTAATAGACACCTTAACGTTAGCAACTCTGAAGAGTTTTACTACACTGCGGACGGTGTAGCTGCATATCTAGCTTCTTCAGAATTACAAAATGATTTTTTAAACCAAATAGAGCATACCAATGTAGGATCTAGTTCTTTAGATATTGGAAAGCCTAGAGGTGTAGATAAAGGAACAGAGTTAAATTTTAGTTGTACTAGTAGTATTGATGAAAATATTACACCTCCAAGAGTGTTTGGGGGGTTTGTAGTAGTATCACTAGCTGTAAGAACATCTCTTGTAAACAGAGCCTGTCTAGACCCTAGAGGTACAAATTATTACCTAAAACAATGTGTAGACCAAAAGTTACCTTGTGTACAATCAGGTGTTCCTATAAATGATTGTGATGGAGTTGCACTTTCAGCTAAAAGACTTAACGAACACCCAACTGTTGACGGAGGCTGTTGTACATTTACGACACAATGTGATGAATATAATGTAGTTCTTAAATCTACAACAAAAGCAGACTCTGCAGTTGACAATGGTGGTACAGCAACCTTTGAAGTTTTTGGAGGTGCTGCTAACTATAAAACTGTTGTTAATGTAAATCCTTTAGTTGGATTAGACAGCACAGATGTATCTTACTCAACAGCAACTACTACAGGTATAAGCACAGCTGAGATTACAGTTACAGGACTATTTCCAGGAGGATATACAATTACTGTAAGCGATCAAAGCGAAGGGAGTGATGCATGTAGTCAAACATTATCTTTTGTAATCAGCTCAGAAGGAGCAACATTTGACGGTTTATATGGATGTAAGTCTACAAGTAGTGCAATTAATTACGACACAGGTGTAACAAATCATATTGCTTCAGGCTGTGTTTTCTGTAACGAAGGCGGTAAACTGCAGGCAGATGTTGATAATAACGGACCAATACTAGGCCCTTGGGTTTTAGACACAGGTAACTCTACAATTGTAAATACGGGCTCAGATCCTGATGGAACTAGTCTTAGTATAGGTAAAATTAATTTTGCTGGTATACTTTACCCTGATGTCTATACAGTATTAGCTAGACCTAACTTATTAGAGTTTAAAGTATTTGAAGAGTTTATAAGCAGCCAGTCTGATCCTGTAGATTACAACCTACGACAGATGAACGAGTCAGGAAAGATAGGGATAGATTTAGTGAATTCCGCTA